AATCCGCTTGCAGCGCCGCGAAATGGAAAGCTATTCCAGATTAGGCGATTAGACTGAGAGACCGAGCATCATGGCAGGACGAACCCCGAAACCCACCGCGCTGAAGATTATCGCCGGCAACCCCGGCAAGCGCCCGCTGAACAAACGCGAGCCTCAGCCGAACATCCTGAAAGACCTGACCCCACCTGCGCACCTGACGCCGGCTGCCGCCGAAGTGTGGAACGAGTTTGCTGGAAAGCTCAGCGCCGTGCGGGTGCTGACCGAACTGGACGCGCTTGCGCTCGAAATGGCCTGCAACGCCATCGCGACCTATCGCCAGGCGGTCCGGCAGATGGACGGGAACCAGGTGGCCATGACCAGCGACGGCGGCCTTGCGAAAAGCCCGTGGGTTGCGGTGCAGGCCGAAGCCTACAAGCAGGCAATCGCCCTGCTGCGCGACTTCGGCATGACTCCGGCAGCGCGTAGCCGCGTGATCGCAAAAGCCAGTGACGATGACAGCGACGGCAGCAAAGACAAGGGCTCCGCGCGCTTCTTCGGCTAATCCGCCTGCGCCGCGGCTGCCGAAAGACCCCGCCACCCGCTACGCTGCGGATGTCGTCGCCGGCCGCATCATCGCCGGCCCGCATGTGCGCGATGCCTGCGCACGGCACCTGCGCGATCTTGAGCATGGCCCAGCGCGCGGGCTGCGCTGGGATGTTCCGGCCGTTCATCACGCGCTCGCGTTTTTCTCCGAAGTGCTGTGCCTGAACGGCGGGCAGTTCGAGGGGCTGCCGTTCGAGTTGCAGCCCTGGCAGGCGTTCGTTGTCGGCTCTTTGCTTGGCTGGAAGGGGCCGGACGGTTACCGGCGCTTCCGCGTCGCCTATGTTGAGACCGCAAAAGGTTCCGGCAAGTCACCGCTCGCCGCTGGCCTCGGTCATTACGGGCTGGTTGCCGATGGCGAGGCGCGCGCTGAAATCTACGCCGCCGCGACGAAAAAGGACCAGGCAATGGTGCTGTTCCGCGACGCCGTCGCGATGTGGCAGCACTCGCCAGAATTGCGCACCCGGCTGCAGCCGAGCGGCACCGGTGAACGCACGTGGAACCTGGCCTATCCCGCGCGCGGCAGCTTCTTCAGGCCAATCTCGGCAGATGACGGCCAGTCTGGCCCGCGCCCGCATATAGCGCTGATTGACGAAATCCACGAGCACCGCACGAACAGCGTGGTCGAGATGCTGCGCGCCGGCACCAAGTCGCGGCGTCAGGCGCTCATCGTCATGATCACCAACAGCGGCACCGACCGGCAGTCGGTTTGCTTTGAATACCACGACTACGCCGGCAAGGTCGCCTCCGGCATGGTCGAGGACGACGCCTTCTTCGGCTACGTCTGCGCGCTCGACGAAGGCGATGACCCGTTCGCCGATGAATCGTGCTGGGACAAGGTAAACCCATCGCTTGCGGTCGGCATACCTGGCAAGAAGTACCTGCGCGAGCAGGTCACGCAAGCGCGCGGCATGCCGAGCAAAGAAGCGATCGTGCGCCGGCTGAACTTTTGCCAATGGGTGCAGAGCAGCAACCCGTGGATCAGCGCCGACGTGTGGTTCCGCGCCGCTCGCACCTACGACTGGAACGACTACGCCGGCCGCCGTGTCGTCGCCGGGCTTGACCTATCGAGCACCGAAGACCTGACCGCGCTGGTGCTGTGGATAGAGCCTGCCGAGCCTGGCGAACCGTGGCGCCTGGCGCCGTTTTTCTGGCTGCCCGAGGAAGGGTTGTCGCACAAGTCGGATCAAGACCGCGTGCCGTACACCACCTGGCGTGCGCAGGGCTGGCTCGAAACCACGCCGGGAAGCGCCGTCAACAAGCTGACCGTTATCCGCCGGATCGCCGAGATCGCCAGTCGCTTCCGCGTCGCCGAGATCGCCTATGACCGCTGGCGCATCGAGGACTTGATGCAGAGCGCGGCCGATGCCGGCGTGTCGCTGCCGAAGCTCGTCCCATACGGCCAGGGCATGAAGGACATGTCGCCGGCCGTCGAAGAGTTCGAGCGGCACCTGCTCGCCGGCACCGTCGTCCATCCCGGCTCGCCGGTGCTGACATGGTGCGCCGCAAACGCTGTGTGCACGCAGGACGACGCCGGCAACCGCAAGCCGAGCAAACAACGCAGTACCGGCCGCATCGATGGCATCGTCGCCGCGGTCATGGCAGCCGGGCGCCTGATCGCTCCCAAGCCGGCGCCATCCGTGTACGAAACCCGAGGCATCCGCACCCTATGAGCAAGGCCAAAAAAGCCAGGCGCAAGGCCGAGGCGCGCAGCCTCAGCACGCCCGCCGGCTCCGTCCTGCTCAAGGATGCGCTCGGCCTGTCCAGCTTGGCCGGCGCCGCGACGAACAGCGGCGCTGCCGTCACGCCTGACCGTGCCTTGCGCGTCGCTGCCGTCTACGCCTGCATCACGCTGATCGCCGACAGTATCAGCATGCTGCCGGCGACGCTCTACCGGCGCCTGCCCAACAATTCGCGCGCGCCTGCGGTCGATGTCGCGCTCTACCACCTGCTGCGCCGGCGGCCCAACCCGTGGCAGACCACCGCCGAGTGGCTGCAGATGATGACCGGGCACCTGCTGATGCGCGGCGCTGCGTACTCGCGCATCGTCAGCCAGGCGCGCAGCGTCGATGCGCTGGTGCCGCTGCACCCGGATCGCGTCACGCCGTTCTGGGCGCCCGACGGATCGATCGGCTACCGCTACCAGCCCGAGACCGGGCCTGCCGACATCCTGCTGCAGAACGAGGTTCATGTCTGGCGCGGGTTCAGCGGCGACCCGATAAAGCCGCTGTCGCCGCTGCGCCTGCACGCCGAATCGATCGGCCTGGCGCTTGCCACGGAAGAGCACGGCGCGCGGCTGTTCGGGCAGGGCACGCAGGTCGCTGGCGTGCTCAAGGCCCCCGGCGCTATCAGCGATGCCGCCTTCGAGCACCTGCGCCAGTCCTGGGCCGAGCGCTATCAGGGCGTCGGCAACGCGCACAAACCGGTGATCCTCGAAGAGGGGCTGGAGTGGCAAAAGATCGGCCTCACCGCCGACGAGTCGCAATTCCTTGAAACCCGCCGCTATCAGCGCGGCGAGATCGCCAGCATCTACCGCGTGCCGCCGCACATGATCGGCGACATGGACAAAACGAGCGCCTGGGGCACCGGCGTTGAGCAGCTATCAATAGGCTTTGTCACCTACACGCTGCAGCCGCACATCACGCGCATCGAGCAGGCGATGGAGCGCGATTTGCTCACGTCGGCCGAGCAGCGTGACCTGTTCGTCAAACTGGAAGTCGGCGCGCTGCTGCGTGGCGACATGAAAGCGCAGGCCGACTATTACGCCCGTGCGCTGGGCGGGCCGAACAACCCGGCGTGGATGACCGTCGCCGAGGTCCGCGCGCTGCAGGACTTGAACTGGCTCGGCGCCGATACCGAACAGCTATACCGGCCGGACGCGGCAAACGCCACCGACCCGCAGGGAGACATCACGCCATGAATCTCGATTATCGCGTCTACCAGGCCGACGCCCTGCGCGCCCTGGCGCCATCCGACGGCGCGCCGTCGCGGCTGGTCGGGCATGCGGCGATGTTCAACGCGCTGTCCGACGACCTTGGCGGCTTCCGCGAGCAAATCGCCCCCGGCGCGTTTGCGCGCTCGCTGGCCGAGCACGATCAGCGCGCGCTGTGGCAGCACGACCCCAAGCTGGTGCTCGGCCGTCGCGGCGCCGGCACGTTGCGCATCGCCGAGGACGACCAGGGCCTGGCCATCGAGGTCGACCTGCCCGATACCACCTGGGGCCGCGACGCCGGCATCAGCATCGCCCGCGGCGACGTCACGCAGATGTCGTTCGGCTTCTTCACCGTCGCCGATCACTGGGAGGAGCGCGGCGGCAAGCTCATCCGCACGCTGCTGGATGTCGATCTGCTGGAGGTTTCGCCGGTCACCTTCCCGGCCTACTCGCAGACCGACGTCAGCGCCCGCAGCCTCGATGCGCTGCGCGCCGCGCAGGCCATCCACCTGCACCCGCCGGCGCCGCCTGATTACTCGCTGCTGCGCGCGCGGCTGCAAATGGCCCGAGCGCGCAGCACCTGAACAAGCACCACCCCCGATCCCGTACCCGCCCTGAGCGGGTTTTTTAATGCCCGCGAGGTACCCGAAATGACCGACATCAAAGAACTGCGCAACCAGCGCACCGACAAGCTCGACGAAGCGCAGCGCATCCTCGACAGCGCCGAGGTCGCCAAGCGCGCACTCGCCGACGAAGAGCGCGCGCAATACGACGCCCTGCTGCAGGCGGCCGATACGATCGCCGGCGACATCGCCCGCATCGAGCGCATGGAGCAGAGCCGGCGCCAGGCGGCCGGCGAAGGCGTGCGCGGCAGCGCCACCGGGCTCGGTGCGCAGGAGGCGGCGGAATTCCGTTTCACCCGGCTGCTGAATGCGCTCGCCCATCCGACCGACCAGCGAGCACAGAAGGCGGCAGCGTTCGAGCTGGAAGCCTGCGCCGCCGCGGCCAAGGATCAGGGCCTGCAAAGCCGCGGCATTGTCATCCCGAAGTCGCTCGGCTACTCGCCCGGCCGCACGGCCCGGCTGGAGCGCGACAACCGCGCGCTGGTGCTGCCCGCCGAAATCACCACCCGCGACCTCGTCGTCGGCACGTCCACCGCCGGCGGCAATCTGGTGGCAACCGACCTGCTGGCCAGCTCGTTTATCGACTCGCTCAAAAACGCGCTGATCCTGACGCGCCTTGGCATCACCCGCCTGTCGGGATTGGTGGGCAACGTCGCCATCCCGCGCAAGACGGCCGGCGGAACGGCCTACTGGGTGGCGGAGAACTCGGCGCCGACCGAATCGCAGCAGGCCGTCGACCAGGTGACGATGTCGCCGAAGACGCTCGGTGCCTTCACCGACTTCTCGCGCAAGCTGATGCTGCAGTCGTCGCTCGACGTCGAGATGTTCGTGCGCAATGACCTGGCGCTTCGCCTGGCGCTGGGGCTCGACGCGACCGGCATCAGCGGCGGCGGCTCCAACCAGCCAAACGGCGTGCTGCAGGCGAGCGGCATCGGCGCCGTGGTCGGCGGCACCAACGGCGCCGCCCCGACCTGGGACCACATGGTTGACCTCGAAAGCGAGGTGGCCATCGACAATGCCGACATCGGCACCCTTGCCTACGCCACCAACGCCAAGGTGCGCGGCAAGCTGAAGAAGACCAAGGTCGACGCCGGCAGCGGCGAAATGGTGTGGGACCGTGGGTCGCTGGACTCGCCCATCAACGGCTATCCGGTCGTCATTTCCAACCAGGTTCCAAGCACGCTGACCAAGGGCAGCGCCTCCGGCGTGTGCTCCGCGATCATCTTCGGCAACTGGGCGGACCTGATCATGGGCCTGTGGGGCGGGCTCGACGTGCTCGTCGACCCGTACACCGGCAGCACCGCCGGCACCGTGCGCGTGGTCGCGTTCCAGTCCGCCGACTTCGCCGTTCGCCACGCCGAGAGCTTCGCCGCGATGACGGACGCGTTGACGACCTGATGCTGCTTACCACCACCGCCGCCGGCCTCATATCCGGCGGCGCGGTCCCTATTGCCGGAGCCGAGACCATGCGCGTGCGCATCACCCGCACCACGTTCGCCGGCGGGCAACTGCTCGCCGAGGGCGAGAGCTACGACCTGCCCGCCGATGACGCCTATCGCCTGCTGTCGATGCGCAAGGCTGTTGCCGCCGACGCGCCGGCGCTCGAAATCGCCGATGCGCCTTCCGCTATCACGCCAGAGCCTGCCGCGGCCCGCCGTCGCATGCAGAAAGAGGAGGGCTAGCCATGACGATGCAGGTTCTCATGCTGCGCAACCGCATGGTTGACGGCGTACTGCTCGCCTCCGGCAGCACGCAGACGGTGTCGGATGAGGATGGCGCATATCTGGTGGCGAATGAGTGGGCAACGCGCACGGATGGCGTGCCGGATCGCGTGGTTACGGGCGATGCAACCATCGTCGGCCCGATCATCGTCGATACGGCCGCCAATAATCTGGCTGGGCTGCAGGCGCAGCTCGACCAGTTCAACTATGCGTTCCTCCCCCGTGGAACGACGCAGATTTCCGCCTGCCTAACTCTTGGGGATGGTTACACGCTGTGCGGCCACGGCGCTGGCGGACTGTCAACGCTGAAACTTGCCTCTGGCAGCAATGACAACGTGATCCGCAATGCGGACCGCACCAATGGCAACCGCGGCATCCAAATTCGCAACCTCGTCATCGATGGCAACAAATCGGGGCAAACGTCCGTTCTCAACGGCATCGACCTGCTGTTGCCAAGCGATTTGACGATCGACAACGTCGAGGTCAAAAACGTCAAGGGCATTGGCATCTACGCCGTGGGCACTGGGCAGGCATCGTGCACAAACGGATGGATCAGCCGGGTGTATTCGCACGACAACGCTGGTAGTGGCGCCCATTTCGGCAACGGCTTCCGGCGCGTGAAGTTCTCCGACATCACGGCGATCGGCAATGCGGTCAACGGCTGGATCATTGACATTTCAGAGGCCGAGGCGCACGGCATCAAATGCCACGACAATACGCAGTGGGGCATTTATATCCGCAATGTCGTTGCCTGCAACCTCAATGGGCTAGAGGCCAATTGCAACGGCTCGCACGGTATCCATGTGCTCGGATTTAACCATTCGATCGGCTCGAATTGGTCCGCCCATAACAACGGGAAAGCCGCTTCCGGCTCGGATGTGTATTTCAACGATGACAATACCTTCGGGTATGGTGCGACCAAGGATGCAGTCATCAATGGCCTCAACGTCGGTGCGACTGATCAAAATGGTTTCCAGTGGTCGGGCGACATCGCGCAAACTCCAGTTACCGAGGAATACGGCCTCAGTGTCGACGATGGCGTGACGGACAATGTGGCGATCCTCAACGTGCGGTGTAGTGTAGCCGGCACGTCTGGATCGTTCCGTGCGCCATCGACTGCTGGCAATCTCGTGATTACCACGTTTCCGTTTGGCAACGCGGCGCACAACGTATTCCGCGGCAATATGCTGTTGCAGCAGGGGTATTTTGAGGCTCGTTCGATCACTGCACCAAATGCTCCAGCGAACAATGGTGGACGCCTATTTACTCGACAAAACGGTTCCAGCAAAACTGAGCTGTGCGTGATTTTCAAGACTGGGGCGATTCAGATTATTGCGACCGAGCCGTAGCCGATGATCACCGTCCAGCCCATCCGCTGCCCAGCCCACTTCCTGCGGCTGGTCGACGACCGCCGCTGCGGGCTGCACGTGCGCAGCGATGGGCTGCCGCCGTGGACGGCCTCGTGCCTGCTGGAGCCGACCGTCGATGATCCGACCATCGCCATCGTCGTCGGCCTGGCACCGATGCAGGACGGCGCCAGCTTCGGTTGGCACATCCGGGCGATGCGCGAACTGCTCGACGTGGCGCGCCGCTGCGGCTACCGGCGGCTGGTGGCCGACACCGACGGCCGACTGTGGCCGGGGTGGGAGGCGATGGAGGCGGGGTGGATCGGGGTTGATCTGGGGGGTGAGTGATGGCGGACACAGAGATTGAACAGCAGATCAACATTCTCCGGTTGGAAATCGCGGCGCTGAAGGCGCGGCTGGCGGTGCTGGAAGCACGAGACGTTATCAAGCCGGTTGTGATTCCTCGGCATGTCCCTGCCCCATATGAGTATGTCCCGACGCCAGCGCCGACGTGGTGGCCGTTTACAGGCCCGACGTGCATCGACACAACTGCGGCCCATGAGGCTCCCCCGTCCGACCCATCGCCGGCGTGCCCCTCTCCCACGTCCGGCGCGGGCGGGGGAACCTGATGGGCTGTTGATGACATTAAAGGTTGAATGAAATGCAGAAATACATAGGCATCAAACGACTCAGCGCCAAGCCAATGACGCGTGGCGCATACAACGCGCTTCGTGGTTGGAATCCTCCGGACGGCGAAGATCAAAGCGTTGACGGCTATCTCGTGGAGTACCGCGACGGTGGCGGGCCGAACGTGTCAGGGTTTGCTGGGTACGTGTCATGGTCGCCGAAGTGCGTGTTCGAGAATTCTTATCAGCCGATCACGGATGCGGAGTTCGAGTGCGCGGATCAGCCGTTCAAGTTGCGGGTTGTGCAGGAAAAGCACGATCTTGATGGCCGGTTGCAAAGATTGAAGGCGTTTTTTTTAACAGAAATGTTTCGCGGCCTTCCAGAGGACGAGCAGCACCGTATGGTTAGGCAGTCGGGGCTGATGGAGAATCTCAGCGCCGTGCTAGGCGAGCGGATTGCTGCGTTCTCAGCCTGATGGGCTGCCGCTGGGACGACGACCACTGCCCGCGCGAGCCCGGCGAGCCGGACGATGACGCGCAGGACCCTGACGGGCTCGGAGGGCAAACCGATCATGAGTAGCCGTGCATGCCGCTGATCGTCATCACCCCGCCGTCCGGTCTCGCCGTCACGCTGGCCGACGCCAAGCTGCATTGCCGCGTCGATATTTCTGACGACGACGCGCTGATCACGGCGATGATCACCGCCGCGCAGGCGCAGGCCGAAAACCGCCTCGGCTGCGCACTGCTGACGCAGACGCTCGAATGGCAGACGGATGCCTGGCCGTGCCGCATCGACCTGCAGCGCCCGCCGGTAGCCAGCATCACGAGCGTCAAGTACATCGACACATCCGGCGTCGAGCAGACGATCAGCTCCGGCAACTATTGGCTGGACAACGGCCCGCTGGTGCCGGTGCTGCGGCCGACCTATGACTACGACTGGCCAGACGTGCGCGGCGACCCGGCCTGCATCAAGATCCGCTACGTGGCAGGCTATGGCACGTCATCCAACGTGCCGGCGAGCATCGCCGCATGGATCAAGCTGGCGGTGGGCGAGATGTACGCCCACCGCGAGCGTACCGCCGTGGGGATCGGCGGCGAAATCACGCTGGGCTTTGCCGACAGCCTGCTCGATCCGTACAAAATCCCGAGGCTCTGATGCGCGCTGGCCAGCTATCCGAGCGGGTGACGCTGCAATCACGCAGCAACGCGCCTGACAGCTACGGCCAGCCGGTGCCGACGTGGTCCACCGCGGCCACGCTGTGGGCGGCGGTCGAAAGTGTCAGCGGGCGCGAGTACATCACGGCCTCTGCCGAGCAGGCAGAGACCACGCTGCGCGTCACCTTGCGCTATCGCAGCGTCGATGCCAGCACGCACCGCCTGCTGTGGCGAGGGCGCACGCTCGACATCCACGCCGTGCTGCCCTATGCCGACCGCAGCCACGTGACGTTGATGTGCGGCGAGGGCGTCAACAATGGCTGATGGCGTGCGCGTCGAGATCGGCGGACTGCGCGAGCTGGAAGCCGCGCTCAAGCGGCTGGGCGGGCCGGTCGCGCGCAGTGCCATGCGGGCCGGCGCGCGGGCCGGCGCAACAGTCATCCGCGATGAGGCGCGTGCGCTGGTGCCGGTTCGAACCGGATTGGTCCGCGAGAACATCGTCGTGCGCGTGCGCCGCGATGAGCGCACCAGCACTGGGTCGGCGGTGCGCTTTTCGATCATGGTGCGCACGCGAAAGGGCGTGCTCAACCGCGTCAAAAAAGGCGTGCGCCTGCACTCGATGGCGATCGACCCGACGCTCAAGCGCGAAACGCTGAAGGTCGTCAGCCCGTATTACTGGCGCTACGTCGAGTTCGGCACCAAGAAAATGAACAAACAGCCGTTTCTGCGGCCGGCGCTGGAAAACAAAGCC